ATGATGGCGAAAAACCAAGAACGCACAGCAGAAAAGTTCTCTTTCAGAGACTGGCCTGCCGAAAAGGTTAAAGGCCGACTGGTAGAAATGGGGGTCACACTGCGCGACATCGAACGCTCAGCCGGTGCACCGATGGATTCAATCAGAACCGCCCTGGTTCGCGGTTTTCCTAAAGGAGAAATTTTAATTGCCGAGGCCATCGGCATCCCTAAAGAACAAATCTGGCCCAGCAGGTGGGAGAAGCGCCGGAGAATGCAGGAAAAAAAAGGTCTGGCTAACGGAGGGCGGTGACGATGTGGGTTACTGCTCAGGAATGTATGGGGGTTGCGGGTATGCCAACAACAGCATCAAACGTCCGGCGACAACTGGAAAAATTCGCATCCGGTAAATGTGATGTTTTTCGTAAGCGTCAGGGAACCAAGGCTATTGAATACGACGCAACGATACTTCCCGTTGATGTTCGGGCTGCACTTCTGCTCTCTCGTGGTTGCGTGGAGACCTCCAGAGGCGTTATTGAGTTAAGTCGCCCGCAGCCGCAAACTGCCGCTGAATATGATCGTGTTCAGTTATGGCAATGCTGGGAGCGAGCTTCTGAATCACAGCGTGAAAGAGCCAAAAAGTGGCTTAATGCGGTTACGCTGGCCGCAGAACTGATAGATGCAAAAATAAGTGTTCAAACCGCGTTTAATTCTGTCGCTAGTGAGTTGAATATCAACGCTACCACCCTGCGGGATCGGTATTACAGCGCTCAGGCATTCGATCGTAAAGACTGGGCTCCGGTAATGCTGGATAAACGCGCGGGCAAACAGGTAGTAGTGAAAAAAGCTGATTATGACGAAGAGGCATGGGATTTTCTTCTGGCTGATTATTTACGCAATGAAGCACCAACATTATTTAAGTGTTACGAGCGTCTACAGATAACTGCGAAAGAACACGGCTGGAGAATTCCAACTTATAAAACAGCATTAAGGCGCATTAATAAGCTGGATAAAGCAATGGTTGTCGCCTGTCGGGAAGGTGAACACGCCCTGATGCGTTTACTTCCGGCGCAACAGCGCACCGTTGCCAGTCTTGCAACCCTGCAATGGATTAATGGTGATGGCTATCAACATAACGTGTTTGTGAAGTGGTTTAACGGCGAGATCGTGCGACCTAAAACATGGTTTTGGCAGGATGTGAAGACCCGCCGCATTGTCGGCTGGCGTTGTGATATGACGGAAAATATGGATTCCATCCGGCTTTCCTTCATGGATGTAATTAAAAAATACGGCATACCGAAAGATTTCCATATCACGATCGATAACACCCGCGCCGCAGCCAATAAATGGCTGACTGGTGGGACCAAAAATCGCTATCGCTTTAAAGTGCGCGAGGATGACCCTAAAGGATTATTTGTGGTAATCGGTGGCAATATTCACTGGACTTCGGTTGTTGCCGGTAAAGGCTGGGGTCAGGCGAAGCCTGTGGAACGCGCTTTTGGTGTTGGTGGTATGGAAGAGTATATCGACAAACACCCGGCGCTGGCCGGTGCGTATACCGGACCTAACCCACTGGCGAAGCCGGAGAACTATGGCTCAAGAGCCATTGATGCTGAGTTATTCCTGCAGACGATTGCCGAAGGTGTGGCGATGTTTAATGCCCGCGTGGGTCGTAATACCGAAATGTGCGAGGGGCGTTATTCATTTGATCAGGTGTTCGAACGTGATTTCCCGAACACTATCGTGCGTAAGCCTACGGAAGAGCAGTTACGTATGTTCCTGCTGCCTGCGGAGGCGGTGACGGTCAAATTTAACGGTGAATTTACCCTGCACGCTGGCGGCTCACTGCTGAACCAGAAAAACCGTTATCACAACGCCGCGTTAATGGGGATTTCACCCCGAAAAGTGGTAGTACGGTTCGATCCTCAGAATCTTCATGGTGATGTGTACTGCTATACGCTCGACGGTCGTTTTATTTGCGCTGCAACCTGCATCGAAAAAGTGGGATTTGGCGATACTCAGGCTGCGCGAGAGCATAGCCAGGCCAAGAAACAGTTACGTAAAGCAACGAAAGCCCTGACCAAAGCCACGATCAAGAAAGATGCGCTGGAGGTGTCCGAATTGATGCCCCGTCTCAGTGAGCCGGAGCCGCCAGAGTCGCGAGTTGTCGGGATATACCGCCCTGTCGGCAATACAGTGACCGTTCAGCAGGTGGAAACTGAAGAGGAGTACGACGAACAGTATCAGGCGAGCTTCCGGCGCGGCGTGCAGTTACTTGCGGCCAGCCAGAAAAAAGATCCACTGGAATAAATAAAAAATAACCCGAGCGGACACTCAGGTTATTTAGCGAAAAATCAAATTGACTATCAGGCGAGGAAAATATGACTGATATTAGCGAAGTAATCAATACCATTAATGCATTAATCAGCAGCGGCCAGTTAACTCAGATGGTTGTTGCTAAAGAAACTGGTCTTTCTGATGCAACGATTTCTGCCTTCCGCAAGGGGAAATACAAAGGGGATAATGCTTCTGTATCGGAATCGCTGATTGCCTGGTATGGAAACTGGCAGCGCCGTAACACCCTGCCGGAGCGCCCTCAGTTTGTGGAGACGCAGACGGTTAAAGAACTGCGTGACCTGTTCCAGTCGGTTCGCGTGATGGGTTGTATTAACGTGATTGTGGGTGCGCCTGGTGTTGGCAAGACTGTTACTGCGCGGGATTACTGTTCTAACCCCAATACATGGATGATCACCCTGTCGCCTGCGCACTCCAGCGTGACCGAGTGCCTGCTGGAACTGGCTGATGCGCTTGGACTGAAAGATGTCAGCAAAAATAAAGGTGATCTGTCCCGTGCCATTCGTCGCAAGCTGACCGGTGTTCAGGGGCTGTTGATTGTCGATGAAGCCGATCACTTAGGTGTTGAAGGTCTGGAGCAACTGCGAGCCATTCAGGACGCGAGCGGTGTCGGTATGGTGCTGATTGGCAACCCGCAGGGGCTTTCCCGCGCCTCCCGCTACGGCGATCTGGCTCGTCTGTTTAGTCGTATTGCCCGTGCCAAGCAACTTAAAAAAGCCAAAATAGCAGACGTTAAAGCTATTGCTAATGCCTGGGGAATTACGGGCGAAAACGAACTTGCGGTGATGCAGGCTATCGCCGAAAAGCCCGGCGCATTGCGTGTTCTGACGCATACATTAAACCAGGCATGGATAGCGGCCAATGGTGAAGGTTCCCGACTGACTGAAAAGCACATTAAAACCGCTTTCAAAGAGGTTTATTCCAACCCTGAATTACTTTCGCAGGTGTAATTATGACAGCATTTAATCTTCCCGATATTTACGGCAGAAATTACCTTATTAATTTCGATGCCGTTAAATATATTCAGGTATCAGATAACGAAGAGCGCGGTGATTTAATTATTACCTTTACGGATAAGACTATTCAGACCATACCTGTTGGTCTGGACAGAGAGGGCGCTCTCGATACGCTCGAACACATCAGCCGGGTTATTGGCTCGGTCAGTCTTACTGGTAAAAATAAACTGTGGAGGTAACGCTTATGGCTAATCTGTTTGATTCACTCAATGCCGCCCGTCAACTGACGGAGCTGTCTGGTGCCGTTCTGGAACGTAGTAAGCGCTATCCGCAGCGTTACGCGCTGCGCACCACTCCGCCGAAATGTCAGATGCCTGGTGAGATTGAGATCACCGTCTGCAATAAAGGTGTGCGTCGCCTCGTTCATGCTGCCCGCGTGGGCGGCTGTACGGTGTACTGGGAGGATGGCGCATGAAATCCACTATCACAGCGTACTGCTGGGCGTCGGGGTTGATTGAGTTTGGCAATACCCTGCCGGAAGGCGCACTTCCGATCGTAACTGGCAATGAAAAGCAAGTGCGTGATGAGGTTACAGTAATGGCCCGTCATGCATATAGCGGCGATCTGCTTGTTCCGGGTATTCCCGAAGCAGCCAGTCAGGATGAAGCACGCGAGGCGCTGATTAGGTTCTCTCGCGTGGTTCGTGAGCGATTAACACATCCCAATAAAAGGAAATTTAAATGAGCAACAAAGTACAGGTTATTTTCACGTTCGAACTGGTAAACCGTGAAAGAAAAGAGGTTCAGGGGGGGGTAGAAGTTCTCGATATGGTGACGGCCAGCGTGGAAAGTAAGGGGCTGAATAAGGAGTGTCAACTCGGTCCTCAGCACGCTTACGCGCTTATTCTTAAACGTAACTCACCCGGTATTATTCGTTTTCTGACTGATGAGGTGAAAACCAGTGCTGGAAAGTTCGGTTTTGAAATGAATACGCGTAGCGAAGAAATTACAGAAACATCTGACAATATTCACTGAGGTTAATTATGCAGGCTCAAAGAGATAATTCAGTTACGGTTCAAAAAATCCCTGACGGGTATCGCAGTAATGCAATGGGGCATCTGGTGCCGGTGGATAAAATCAAGCCCATCGACTTGTTACGTGATGAGCTGGTTAATGAGCTTTACGAAGAGGCGCGCGAGCTGCGTCGTAAAATGGCCGAGTTTAAGCTGCGCGCCATGCAGCGTATCGGTGATTTTGTTGACCTGTCGGCATCTGAGTACGGCGTGACGTATGGTGGCGCAAAGGGTAATGTCACGCTCCCTAGCTTCGACGGCTCCCGCCGTGTGGTGCGGGCAACGGGTGAGCACCGTGTGTTTGATGAACGTATTCAGGCCGCTAAAGAGATGATTGATGCCTGTATTGCCAAATGGTCGAACGGCGCCAATGAAAACATTATTGCTATCGTCAATCGCTCGTTTCGGGCTAATAAACAGGGAATGATTGATATTAACGAAGTGCTCAGTCTTCGCGATCTGGATATCGATGATGAAGAGTGGCAGGAAGCGATGCGGGCTGTTGTGGACTCCATCAAGGTTAACGGTAGCAGCACCTATCTGCGCTTTTATCAGCGTGAAAACGGTAAGGAATATAAACAGCTTTCGCTGGATATCGCCAAACTGTAATTAATTTAAATCCGAATCAATTTTAAATTATGGCGTTCGCGTCAGGGTACTGCTTACGCCTGAAAAAAGAAAAGAGGTATTGCATGGCAATGCAACGGCGTTATTTTAAATTAAATGAAGCGGACTCGGTTAAATATCATAAGGAATATCAGGAAAAAATCGGTAAACCCCGCAGAGAGGCCATTCGTGATTTTCTGAGTGCGTGTAATGCGGTCGGGCATTTGTCACATAAACATTTTGGTACTGAGTACATCAGTGCGCTCCTGGTACGCGAGGATGTGGACTGCGGCGGAAACAAACGTACCCGCAGTGGCTTTTTTGATGATGACGGTCAGGATCTGTTTAAGGTTGAACCAAATCGCCGCTACAGCGAAGGAAAGCAGCTTGCGACCCGCCTGAAAGAGATAAACAAGAAATTACAGGAGTTACCGCCGTTTGACGCCTGGGCTGTGAAAACGCTGGGCTGCTATGCGGACGTAAGCTACGTTAACCACGGACAGAGTTTTGTCGCCTGGTCTGCTGCCGGTTTTTTCCCTGAGAAGACAGCGCTTGTAGTCAGTATCCCGGTCGGTGAGAACGGAAAACAGCCCCTGCCTGCTGATATGAGTTCGGCACTTATTGAAATTAAACGCTCCGAATTTATCGCCATTACGGAGGAATAACCGATGATCGATCAAAAAGTTCTGGAAGGCGTTAAGGCGCTTTTGCAGGCTCACGGTAAGCTGACCTGCGCCATTCTGGCGGAGAAAATGCAGATGCCGCCCTCGTCGATGGTCTACTTTCTGCGTGATGCGCTGGAGACTGGTGTGTTGACGGAGTGTAACGGCTTTTATGACATTCCCAGACCGCGCCCGGCGAAGCCCTGTAAGCGATATGCGCATATCAGTGATGTACCTGTGAAATGGTGTGCGTTCCGTAAATCAGTTCCCTGGATTGAAGGACATGTCATTCCGGCGCTGGTTAATGACTTTGCGATGGGGGTACTGACCTGCGAATCCGTTTACGTGGTGATGGAGCTGGACGAAGCCATGCAGAATAAAGGCTCGCCCCGGTTTACCCTCGGATATATCGATATACGCCTGGGTAAGTTTATTGACGGCAGAACGGGCTGGAATGTCACCAGCCATGTTTTGCGCTACCTGGTGGTTGATCGTTCTCCGAAACCTGAACACCTTTCTGTCTCTATGGAGGTGGTCTGATGTTCTTTAAAACCTCAAATCCCGCTGCGCTGGCCGCGTGGGATCAGTATCAATTCGACTGTCAGAAAGTACGGGCTGAAGCCAAAGAACTTGAAGCTGCTTTGGGCTGTGGTGGTCGCGCGCTGTTCAGGGTTGATGTAGCCGGCTGTTGTTTTCACGGCATGTGTTTCCCTGACAATCTGCGCCCGTTTGCCCGTGAACTGTGGACGGTACAGCGGGCTACCACTGGCTGGAGTTGTGAGCCGAGACGGTCACGTATCCCCGCCCACCTTCGGGAGCAGGCAAAGGCGCTGGCGGAACTGTGGCGTGACCATCGCCCGACAACGTATGCCCGCACTGATGCCCTGTTACCGGCGCTGGGGCTGGATTTTGGTGTAACACTATTTGGGCCGCTTGAGTGGTTCCGTGCTGGCGATGTGATTTACGTCAGTGCGGGCATAAAACCTTCTCACGATCGCATGATTGAGATTCTGTCTGACGAGTTTTATGCAGCTAAAAAGCAGGCGGAGGCTTCATCATGATAACGACATTATTTGTTGACTCCGAAGAGCCGCTTATCTGTGCGGCGGGTATGCCTGTTTGTGGTGGAAAGCTGGTTAGCGTCTATTTTGGTGATTTGCGTGGTCATCCCTGGCATTCGCTGAATGACTGCTTTCCGCCGGATATGGAGGCTGTAATGCTGGTTGTGCAGTATGGCTATCGCCAGGAACTGCGGATTGGTCATATGGGTTATGAGGGTCTGTTCGTGGATGAAGAGACCGGAGCCTGTATTGAGGATGAAGACGGTCAGGTAACGCACTGGGCATGGATTGCTGCCTTGCCGGAATTATCGGAGGAAGACTAACTCATGACCACTATTATCAGAGATTTCACCAAAGAGCAGTTAATTGAGCACGCGCAAAATCACATCGCACATTCATCATGGGCGAAGGGGAAATTTGGAGAGGATTACAAAACACCAGCAACCGTAGAGCTGGCGCGTATCGCGCTGGCAGCGCTTACCGCTGAGCCTGTGGCGTGGACAGATGAGCAGGAATTAAAGGATGTAGAGAAAGACGGCTCAGGCTACCTGTTTACTGTTAATCCCATAACGCCGAACGCAGACCCGCGTCGCGTCATTAAGCTATACACCGTCCCGCCAGTGCAGGAGACAGGCGTTTACAAGGATATGCTCAATATCATCGGCCTGCTGGAAAACAACGAATGGGCCGAGCATTGTACGAGCACAGTTTTAGGTTCACTCCTGGAATCAGAAATAACGCGTCTGGTTAGTAAAGAGCTGCCTGCGGCAGCGCCGGTAGTGCCTGAGGATTTACGCCATTCATTTGAGGCCGTGGCACGACTCAATAACGAAATGTACCGCTGGACGTCCTGTATGTCTTACAACGGATCATATGTTGGTGAACCAGAAGGATTGCTCAAGCGTAATATTCGCGAGATTGAGCGCATTCTGGATTGCTGTAAAAGTGATAAAGGTGAATAAAATGAATGCTGAAATTAAACCCGCTCAGGATTATCGCGCTGTACTCATGGCGGGCGGTATGCCTAAAGAATGTGCCGACAGACTGGTTGCTTATCTGGATGATGAAAAGCCAGTTGAGAATGATATTGAAAAGTTGCTCGTTAGTGATTTGAAAATTCAGATGGCTGAGGCGCTCAGCCTGTCATGGATTATACGGGAACTCAGAAGGATAGCTACAGGTGAGGATAAACAGGCGGCAGTTGCCGCCCTGCAGATACTTCGTGAGCTTAGTTTTCGCTTACTCAAGGTCGAGCCGGTCTTTAATGAGTTTGGTTAACAGGCTCTTACTGACATCTTTAACCAGTTCAAACGGGGCTTCTGCAAACTCCTTTTTAAGTCTCTCAAGGATGGGTTTCTGATGAAGTGCGTTTGCAAAATCGTGACCTGCCTGGGTAAGCATGATTGGAACGGCTCTTCCACCAATCCCCCTGGAGGTAAACACAAAACCAAGTAGTCTGGGATCACCCGTTTCCAGGTTTCTGTTACAGATAAGTCCATTCTCTATAAGTAACAGTAGGTGGAAATGGAGAGATTCTTCTTCCGCGCCTTTCACCTCAAAGAAATTAAGTTCTTTCAGGGTAATAAAAGCGCTTGGTGATTCGAGGAAGGTGTCAAGAATTTTTGCAAATTCATCATAGTTAATTTTCATTATTTGCTCTCGTTTGTTGTTAATAACATGGCGGTGCTGCCACACTGCCTCTTTTTTTTGGAGGTACGATCATGGATCGCGCATCCCTTATCACGCTAATACACGTAGCCAAAAAAGATCTACGGCTGGACGCTGACACTTACCGCGACGCCCTGCGTGCTGCCGTCGGTAAAACCAGTTGCCGCGATATGACGCAAACGGAGTTGTCGAAAGTGCTGGCGACGTTCAAAAAACGCGGTTTCAAAGTACGTTCAAAGCCGCAAAACAGGGCTTTAAAACCCGCTACGGTGACCGCTAAAATCCGCGCTATCTGGCGTCTTATGTATGCTCAGGGTTTTCTTTCCAGTGACAGCGAAGCGGCGCTTAATGGCTGGGTCAGAAAACAGTCAGCCCCGCAGAACGGCGGCGAAGGTGTGGCAAACTATCAGTGGCTGGAGAGAGAACTGGCGCTGGCGTCTGATATGCTGGAGCGTCTCAAATGCTGGCACCGGCGCGAAATGCTCCGCGTTCTTGGTCTGTCGGAGCGCGAAAAAATCAGCTATGACCAGACCTGCCAGCGCTTCAAATCACACATCGCCGCCCGCCGTTAACCCAAATCCCGCCACAGCGCGGGATTTTTCCTTTATATTAAGGCATCACAGTTTAGGCTTGCTTGAGGTGCGTTATGGCTGAGGTACAGATGGGGATGTTTGAAGGCGATGAGCGCTTAAATGCGCTGATTGACCATCTTGATCACATTCCGGAAGATGAACTCAAAAAAAGCTGGCCTAAGATGCTGTTTGCGCTTGTTGAGGTTGTCAGCGCTGAGTTGCGTCGTCAGGGGCTTGAACCGGCGGAGGCTGACCGCCTTGCCCGTAAAACTATCGCTGCGCAGGCGGGTTATATGGGTGGCCGGGCTTATTACCTGCCGATGGGGGAATCTCTCTTTGCCGAACTGCGTAATCATGAGATTTACTCCCGCTGGTCGAAAAGAGAGCGTATTGAGAAGCTACGCCGCGAGTATCATATGTCTGAGACCCAGATTTACGCCATTATTCGCGAACAGCAAAAACGCTACCGCCGGCGTGTTCAGCCCGATATGTTTGATGCTAACCACCACTGACCGGCGTATGCCGGTTTTTCTTTTCTAAGTTACCGCAATCCTTAACCCTCTTCCTTCATTGTTACTCTCGGTACAGGTTTATTGCTGATGGAGTGACCCGTGCCGAAACTCCCCCCTGCGTTACGTAAAAAACTGATTGCCCTTGTGCTGGCCGGTGCCGGCACGGTTGGCATTGCCACCTCGTACACCGCGTACTGGGAGGGTAAATCGAATGCGACCTACATCGATCCAACCGGCACGCCAACCATCTGTTACGGGCATACCGGGCCGGACGTCAAACCCGGCATGGTGAAAACCGATGCCGAATGCCTTGCGTTGCTGAAACAGGATATGAGCTGGGCGTTCGCCGCCGTTCAGCGTTACGTCAAAGTGCCGCTCACGCAGGGGCAGACCGTGGCGCTGGCTTCCTGGGTGTTCTGGGCGGGCGAAACCAACTTCCGTAACTCCACGCTGCTACGTCTGATTAATGAAGGAAAGATGCCGGCTTCCTGCGGCCAGTACATCCGGTGGATCTATTCCAAAGGTCAGAAGCTGCCGGGACTGGAGGCGCGGCGTTCTGCGGATGAGTGGTTATGCCGTTACGACTTACCGCAGTCTTAGTTCATTACTGGCGGCCTGTGATGGTGTCGGTGCTGTGTGTCGTTCTGCTGTTGCGGGGTGTGTTATGGCTGGCCTGAAAGATGAATTGCCGCTTGTGGCGGTAGTGGTTGCGGTGATTTGTCTTGTTGTCGGGGTGTGGGCTGAACGTCAGCAGGTAAAGCAGCTACAGGCAGATAACGCCACTCTCACGCAACAACGCGACGAGGCCCGGCTCATTCTGAGTAATCAGCAGAACACCATGCAGTTTTTTAACACGCTCGGTAAGGCGGCCACAGATGAAAAACAACGTAATACGCAGCACAGCGAAACGGTCAGGGAGGAGATTCGTCCGGCGCTTGCCGCAGAGCCTGCGGCCCGTGTTGCTGTGCCTGCCGCTGCTGCTGACCGCGTGCGCGCCGCCGTCAGTGAAATACGTACAGGTGCCGCCGGTTCCGCTTCCCGCTGAATGGACGGCTGACTGTGTTGTGCCGCCGCTGCCGGAGCCTTTTACCTTCGGTGCTTCGGTGGACTACAACCTGCAACTGCTGGCGGTGGTGAAAAACTGCAACGTCGATAAAGCGAACATCCGCCGCGCCGAGGAGCAACGACAACATGAATTTACTGATGTGGCCGGAGCGTCTGTTCTTCCGGTCCGAAAGTGAGCGAAAGGAAAGTGATGTGGATGAATTAGATCGCGCCCAGGAGCTGGCGGCGCAGTTTAACGAGCGCTGTCTGGCTGAACATATGCGGCATGCGCATCAAAATACGCCAGTGTCGGCCGTTCGGTACTGTGAAGACTGCGACATTCTCATTCCGGCTGAGCGTCTGGCGGTACAGCCTGACGCCGTGTGTTGTGTGGACTGTCAGGCGTTACGGGAGGCTTACGGTGTGGATCAGCATCGTTAAAGACTATGCGGTGCCGATACTCTCGGCCACCGCGACGGCAGGCGGTATTTTCATGGCACTGATGCGCAAAACCTTTGTGCCGCGCGAGGCATTTGACAAGCTGCATGACCGCGTGGAGCGGGTGGAAACCCGCATTGCGAACTTGCCAACACAGGACGAAGTGAACCGGCTCAATGTGGAGATAGCGACGCTGCGGGGTGACCTGAAAGCGACCAGCGCCACACTGAAGTCCGTCTCTCACCAGAATGAATTATTGCTGGAACAGGCTGTAAGGAAGAATCCGCAATGAGCAATTTTATTACCGAAGACCAGCGTCTGGTCATTCTGCGATCGCTTGCCGACTACAACGGCGAACTCGGCGAATCCGTCCTGCAGGACTGCCTGGATGATTACGGACACAAAGTGTCACGCGACACCGTACATACCCATATGGCCTGGCTTGCCGAGCAGGGGCTGGTTCGTCTGCGTACCCTGAACGGCTATTACATCGCCGAACTGACCGGACGGGGCCAGGACGTGGCCGAGGGGCGCAGCACTGCGCCGGGTGTGAAAAAGCCGCGTGCGAGGGATTAGATCATGGATAAGCCGACCCGTGGCCGTGTGAAAAAAGCCGATCTTCTGCCTGACAGTATCCGTAAACCCCTGCTTGAGATGCTTCGCGAGAAGCGTTTCACGCAGGTACAGGTTCGGGAGGAGATTAACCGCCTTATCGAAGAGGCCGGACTTCCTGATGAAATGAAACTCAGTCGTGGGGCTGTGTGGCGTCTGGCATCAGAAAACGAAGAAGTGGCGCGCGACCTTCGCGATCTGCGTGAGCAGACAAAAGCGATGGTGGCGGAACTCGGCGACAAACCCACTGGCGACACCACCACGCTCATTCTTGAAATGACCCGTTCCATGCTGTTTCGCAAACTCCGCGCCGCCCGCCGTGACCTGGAAGATGACGGCGAGATCGATATTGGCCTGCTTAAAAATATCATGCTGGCAGTTCAGCGCCTGGAGAGTGCCGCCGAGCGCAGCATGAAGCGTGAAAAAGAGATCCGGGCTGCCTTTGCTGAAGAGATGGCGAAAGCCGTCACTGAGGAATTGCACGGTGTGGATGGGATGAGTGAAAAACTGGAAGCTCAGATTACGGGAATTCTGCTGGGTAAGGCGTGAGGTGGCTATGCAACGAAAATATGACTGGTACGCACTGTTATCCGATGCACATGAACAGGCGTTCAGAACGGCTTCATGCGTGAATGACAGTGCATTGCGTCGGTGTCGCTGTGCCGTCGAAAAGGTGATTGCTTCAGGAATTGATCGGGAGGTGTTCACCAGAGCGGCACTTGCTGTGCTGGAAGATAAGGTCAAAAAAGTATGAGTGACGAGCAAAAGCGCCTTGTTGCCCTGACTCCCCCCCGCAAAATCGACCTCGCCGAGCAAAAAGCCCTGCTGGGCGTTGACGTGCCTGAATCACTCGATCTCCCCAAACGTATGCCGGTGCTTCTCGGTTATCAGGCTAAATGGTTTAAAGACGAGAGTCAGATTTGTATTGCCGAAAAATCCCGTCGTACCGGTCTGACCTGGGCGGAAGCCGCCCGTAACGTTATTACCGCTGCAAAGCCAAAGAAACGCGGTGGTCGTAATGTATTTTACGTCGGTTCCAAACAGGAGATGGCGCTGGAATATATTTCTGCCTGCGCCCTGTTTGCCAGAGCCTTTAACCAGCTCGCGCAGGCCGACGTGTATGAGCAGACCTTCTGGGACAGCGAAAAGAAAGAAGAAATCCTGACTTACATGATTCGCTTCCCCAACAGCAGCTTTAAGATCCAGGCGCTGTCCTCGCGACCGTCTAACCTGCGCGGCCTGCAGGGGGATGTTGTCATTGATGAAGCGGCCTTCCATGAGTCCCTCGACGAACTGCTGAAAGCGGCAATGGCGCTCACCATGTGGGGTGCACGCGTGCGGATCATTTCCACCCATAACGGCGTTGATAACCTCTTTAATCAGTACATTCAGGAAGCCCGCGAGGGGCGCAAAGACTATTCGGTACACCGTATCACCCTCGACGATGCCATTGCTGACGGGTTGTATAAGCGCATTTGCTATGTCACTGGTCAGGTATGGTCGCCCCAGACGGAGAAGAAGTGGCGTGACGACCTCTACAGGAATGCCCCCAGTAAAGAGGATGCTGACGAGGAATACGGCTGCGTGCCGAAAAAGTCCGGCGGTGCCTATATTCCCCATGCGCTTATTGAGCTGGCGATGGTACGCGGCATTCCCATTCTGACCTTCGAAGCGCCGGAAGATTTTCTCAGCCGTGCGGCCTGGCTGCGCGAGTCTGAGATTAACGCCTGGTGTGAAGCGCATTTAAAACCGCTTTTAAACGCCCTTAATCCACGCTCGCGCTACAGCTTCGGCGAAGACTTTGCCCGTCGCGGCGATCTGACCTGCTTTACCCTGCTTGAAATCACCGAAGACCTGCAGAAGCGCGAAGCGTTTCGTGTCGAACTGCGCAATATGCCCTACGAGCAGCAGAAGCAAATCATGCTCTATATCCTGGAGCGCGTTACCCGACTTATCGGGGCGGCATTTGATGCCACCGGCAACGGCGGCTATCTGGCTGAGGCGGCGCTTGAGCGGTTCGGTCCTGAACTGGTTGACAGTGTGATATTGTCGGCGAAGTGGTACGGCGAGTGGATGCCGAAGCTGAAAGCGGAGTTTGAAGATCAGAATATCTTTGTTGCCCGCCACCAGACGACGCTTGATGACCTGCGTCATATCAAGGTGGTGGCCGGTACTCCGCAGATTGACAAGGGGCGCACCAAAGACGAGAACGCCACCGCTGCCGGCAGCCGTCGTCATGGTGACTTTGCGGTGGCGCTGTGTATGGCGAACCGGGCTTCTTATATGGATGGCTTCGTGCTTGATGACGAGGCGTGTCTGGCGATGCCGGAACGCGGGCGCACGATGGAAGACGCCGAAGACAGAGGACGGTTCTTTATGACGCCGGAGGAAGAAGACGCCGACAGCGCGTATCACGAATTTGAGCGGGGATGCTGGTAATGGGCAAAATTGTAGACCTGGACGGACAGCCGTTCGACTTTGATCCACAGATGCAGACGGCGGTACTGGATATCCCACAGATAGCGAACCGCTTTATTGAACACCCGGCATCGGGCATCACCCCGAACCGGGCGGCACAGTGTCTTCGCGCTGCCGAACAGGGCGACCTGATGGCGCAGTCCGACCTTGCGGCCGACATCGAGGAGAAAGACACCCACCTGTTCGCCGAACTCAGCAAGCGCCGGCTGGCGATACAGAGCGTCCCCTGGAGCATTGTGCCGCCGTCGAGCGCCACCGCGCAGGAAAAGAAAGACGCGGAGATGCTCGACGAGTACCTTCATGGCGCAGACTGGTTCGATGCGATGCTCTTTGATGCCACTGACGCCATTCTCAAGGGCTACAGTTGCCAGGAGATCGAATGGGGCCGCATTGGTCGCGCGTTTGTAATCAATAAGGTTATCTGGCGTGACGCGGCGCACTTCTGCCTCAATCCGCAGGATTTCAGCGAGCTGCGGCTGCGTGACGGCAGCGCCGAAGGCGTCCCGTTCCAGCCGTTCGGCTGGATTGTTCATCAGGCGCGATCGCGTACCGGTTACGCCGGTGCGCAGGGGCTGGTGCGCACGCTTATCTGGCCGTTTATCTTCAAAAACTATTCCGTGCGTGATCTGGCGGAGTTTCTGGAGGTGTACGGCCTGCCGATGAAGGTCGGTAAATATCCGTCCGGGGCCACGCCGGGCCAGAAAGCCGCCCTGATGCGGGCGGTGATGGAAATCGGACGGCGTACCGGCGGTATTATCCCGACCGGGATGAGTCTGGAGTTTGAGGCGGCGGCCAGCGGTCAGGCTGACCCGTTCCTGGCGATGATGCAGTGGGGCGAACGTTCCATTTCTAAGGCTATTCTTGGCGGTACATTAACCACAGATGCCGGCGACAAAGGCGCCCGCAGCCTCGGTGAAGTACATGACGAGGTGCGCAAAGAGATCCGCGATGCTGACCTGCGCCAGTTAACCACCACGCTAACCCGCGATCTGGTCTATCCGCTGTACGCGCTCAATACCACCCACGCGGTAGATGTTCGTCGCCTGCCGCGTCTGGCCTTCCAGACCAAAGAGCCGGGCGATATCACCAAAATCACTGCGGCCGTCGTGCAGCTCGGAGCCGGGATGCCGGTGCCGCTGGCGTGGATTCGTGACCAGACAGGCATACCTGAACCGGTCGGGGACGAGCCGGTATTTACCATCGCCAGCCCGGAAATGACCCTGCCACCGCCGGAGCGGCCGGAGCGTCAGGAAAAGCAGGCAGCGCTCTCGGCGCAGCTACCCGCGCCGGTCACAACCGGCCCGCGTGATGAACTCGACGACCTGGGTGATTCCGTTCCCGCCGGCGTTCTGCAGGCGGCGATTGATCCGGTGCTGGAGCCGGTTATCAACGCGATTAAAACGAAGGGGCTGGCGGACGCGCTGTCTGACCTGCCGGAACTGTATCAGCAGATGGACGATAAAAAGCTGATGGCACTGCTGACGGATGCGATGTTTGCGGCGGAAGTAAAGGGTATGGTGGACGACCTTGATTGATTTAGGTTACGCCGCCACCCTTGAGCCCAAAGAGGCGATCGCGTATTTCCGGGCTAAAGGGCAGCATATCGGCTGGAACTGGTACGAGACGGCCGCAGACGTTCACGCCCGCTCGTTTACGGTGGCAAAAGCCGCGCGTGTGGACGTGCTGACCACTATCCAGGATGAGGTGAACAGGGCCATATCGCAGGGTGTCAGTCAGCAGGAGTTTATCGATACCCTCGCACCCCGCCTGAAAAAACTCGGATGGTGGGGTAAACAGGTTATCGTGGACAGTGCCGGCAACGCCGAAACCGTCCAGCTTGGCAGTCCCCGCCGTCTGGCGCTGATATATAACGTCAATACCCGCGTGGCGTACAACGTCGGGCGCTATGCGCAACTGATGAACAGTACCGACACGCACCCGTTCTGGCAGTATGTGGCGGTGATGGACAGCCGCACGCGCCCCTCTCACGCCGCGCTTAACGGTCTGGTGTTCCGCTATGATGACCCCTTCTGGAAAACTCACTATCCGCCGAACGGCTGGAACTGCCGCTGCCGCGTCCGTGCATTGTCACAGGCGCGTATGGATGCGCTGGGTCTGAAAGCCACGCAGGGCGATAAATACCTCACCACGAAGAAGGTACAGGCGGCGGTGAATAAGGCGACCGGCGAAATCATTGATATGGACGTGACCACCTTCGCAGATGGTGCGCGCGTCATGACCCCGGATGTTGGCTGGTCATATAACCCCGGTTCGGCGGCGTTCGGCCTCGATCAGACGCTTATCCGTAAGCTGATTGAAGTCAAAAGCCCTCAGCTTCGCGAGATGGTGGTAAAAGAGCTGAACAACAGCCCGGAGCGGCAACTGGCGTTTCGTATCTGGGCGAAAAACATCATGGAAAGCCGACGCGGGGGTAACGATATCCGCACGCTGGGCTTTATGTCTGAATCCGTTGCAGGTGCGGTTGAGCAACGTACCGGTGAACCGCCTGCCCGACTGCTGGCAATGAGCGGTAAGAACGTGCTGCACGCCGACAGTGACAAGCATCACCTGACGGGGGTTGCGCTGCAGGCCGACGATTTTCAGTTGCTGCCTGCGCTGCTGGCTCATCCCGAAGCGGTATTATGGGACAAGTCTCACAATAACCTGATGTATATAGTGACCACAAAAGACGGTCTGGCAAAGATAGTGGTTAATGCACCTTTTGGTATTAAACGCCAGCCGGATCAGCTTGACGTAGTGATCAACACTTACAGAATTCGCGATGTCAGCGATCTTAAAGCTGATATTCGTAGTGGAAAACTGGAACTACTCGAAGGGGAAGTGGATTAGCGGTTAATGGCAGGGGTCGAACCTGCAAAAGTCCTTCGCCCGAAGGCTAGCACCACTTTACCAGTTAAGCGTACATCAACCGCTGACTACATTTTACGCTATTTATTCGCCGGGGGGCAACATGTCTACAATTGATGCCGCAGTGGTCATTGATGTTAAGCGCCTGCAGCGTGTGTTTCTGGAACTGCAGGCGATGGGTGATAACGGTAAGGGGCTAACCCGCTCCGTGGCGGCCAGCCTGCTGTCGTCGTCTGAAATGGCCTTTGAGCAACAAAAAGAACCTGATGGCGACAAATGGCATGAGTGGTCAGAGCCGTGGCGGGCATGGCGCACAAAGCACGGTTATATTCCTGGTAAAATCCTGACGCTGCACGGCAAGCTTGCCGGTGAAATGACCACTGACTACGGCGATACGTATGCGATGATAGGCTCCAGTGAGCCTTACGCGGCGATTCACCAGTGGGGCGGAACGCCTGATATGCGACCGGGGCCGGCGGCCATTCCTGCACGTCCGTATATGGGGTTTGATAAGGTTGCTGAAAAGGAAATCCTGAGCCTTATCAAAAAACGCTTTGAGAAGGCCGTGGACGCGTCGTAATTTTCCGGGGGTGTCTTCGTACTCCTGACGCATTTAAAACGCGCACAGCGATTTTTGAAACTGTTTTGAAACGGTTTGAAAATGGATCATCCCTGCGATCCATTTTCCCTGTCCTGTTTTTTACTGATTTACCGCAAACCCACCCTCTCGCCTGACCGTCATAAGCTGCCGGTCATGACGACGAACACCTTAAAAGCGACAGGCGCTCAGCGCCACACAGAGACCGCGGCTCTCTCGGCTTCACTGGCATCATCCGATGATGGATGGTGCCAGTTGCTGCCGGCCGGTCGGGTCAGAGCGCGCGACGGCAGGCCCAAAAAGCCCGCCGCGGGCTGGCTTATCAATAAAAAGTCCTGTGACCGTATTAAGGCCAACCTTGCTGCCCTTAAACAGCCTTTGCTGATTGACTACGACCACCACTCCGAAATTGCTCAGGAGAAAGGCATTAAGGCCGTGGCGGCCGGCTGGGTCAAAGCTGACAGCGTGCAGTGGCGTGAAGGCCAGGGGATTTTCATTAAGCCCACCTGGACGCCGCAGGCGCAGAAGCATATCGACGATCTGGAGTATGCCTATCTCTCGGCGAAGCTGGAGTATTACGTTGATAACGGCGAACCGGCCTCCATTCGTATTGCGTCCCTGACGAACGATCCAGCTATTACCGGTATGAAGTCCGTCGCGGCCCTCAGCGCTGACGACCTGTATGTAACCACCCCCTCGATGGAGTTAACCCCCATGAATGAGCAATTACGCCAGTTACTGGCGGCGCTCGGCCTGACCGTGCCAGACGATGGCGAACTGACGCCGGAACTTGGTACGGCAGCCCTGTCAGCGCTGACGGATATTCAGGCGAAAGCCGGCAAACACGACGAACTGAAAACGCAGGTTGCCACGCTGTCCGCTGAACTGGATACCGCGAAACAGGCCAGTACCACCGCCGCCGGTGACGTTGACCTGACGAAGTTCGTCCCGGTTGAGACCTACAACGCCCTGCGTACGCAGTACGTCACCCTGTCTGCTGAACACGGTACAACCACGCTTGAGCAGGTGCTGGATAAGGCCGAATCCGAGGGACGCGTATTTAAGTCTGAGCGCGGTTATTACGAAGGCCTTGGGAAACAGATTGGTGTTGCGGCGTTGTCCGCGCAACTGGACGCACGTCAGCCGATTGCCGCCCTGACCGCGAAACAGACGGACACGGTGAACGTGCCGAAGAAAGAAACCAAATCTGCCGCCCTGTCAGCGGAAGACCTTCAGGTAATGAAAATGCTCGGCAAGACCGAGGAAGAATTTCTTAAAGCTAAAGGGGTTAACCAATGAGTACACCAACCACCCCCGCCATGATTGAAGCCCTGTTTACGGGGTATAAATCCGATTTTCAGAACGGTCTGGGCATGGCGGCCTCGCAGTACAAACAGATTGCGATGACTGTCACATCCAACACCCGCTCCAACACCTTCGGCTGGCTGGGTCAGTTCCCGCACTTCCGGGAGTGGATCGGGACGCGTGTCATGCAGCAGATGGCCGCGCACGGGTATTCGATTACCAACAAAACCTGGGAAGATACGGTCGCGATTTCCCGCGACGATTTCGATGACGATATTCTCGGTATCTATTCCCCCATCTTCCAGGAAATGGGCCGCGCGGCGGGCTGCTTCCCGGATGAGCTGGTCTTCCAGGCGCTGGCGAACGCCGACAAAACCGCCTGTTATGACGGCCAGAACTTCTTTGACGCCGAGCACCCGGTCTACGAGAAGGTGGATGGCACCGGAAAAATGGTGCCGACGTCGAATCTGTTTACCGCGAAAGTTGGCGCAGCAGGTGCCACCACCGCTTACACCGGCCCCGGCTGGTATCTGATGGACTGCACCCGCGTCATTAAGCCGATCATCTACCAGAACCGCCGCAACCCGGAACTGGTGATGCAGGCCGACCCGAAAACGGGCGTGACTTTCACCGATAACCAGATTGTGTTCGGTGCATCCCTGCGATCCAACGTCGGCTATGGCTTCTGGCAGATGGCGCAGATGATGAAGGCCCCGCTCGACGGTGACATGTTCTGGGAAGCGTGGCAGGCCATTACGGACCGCAAGGCTGACGGTGGTCGTCCGCTGGGTCTGCGTCCGTCCGTTCTGGTGGTGCCGCCGTCTCTTGAGAAAGTCGCCACCAAACTGCTTGAGCGCGAGCTGACCGTTGATGGTGGCGCCACCACCACCAACGAACTCAAGGGCAAGGTCTCGCTGGTTGTTGCTAACTGGATGCCGGCCGCGACGGCTGCCACGGCATAACCCGTTTCACGGCGGGTTCATCCCGCCTTTAAATCGTTTTCAAAGGGGGTAAAAGTGCCATGTCAGAACAGGAAAACAACGCTGCTTTACCGGGCGGCGCAACGGATAACCCGGGGACTGACGGAGATAGCCAGGTTACTCCGTCAGGCTTTTTTATCGTTGAGGTTCGTTGTCCGCGTGAGCGCTACATTCGCGCCGGCATCCGCTTTATACGCGGTAAACAGACGCTTGAGAACGTGCCACAGGCCACGCTCGATATCTTACAGGCTGACCCATGCCTCATTGTGGTGTCGGTTCAGTCGGCAGCCGCGCCATCTGGTGAGGCTGGCGTGCAAAACCTGGTGGATGTTGTCAATGCAGGCAGTGATGTGACGCCAGCCGAGATTAACAAGGCGATAGATGCGCTGATTGCCCGCGCTGACCCGCAGAGCTTCACCAAATCCGGCGTGCCGGGCGTAAAGGCTGTCAGTGATGAGCTGGGCCAGCCCGTCACCAAAGCACAGGTGGACGCCGCATGGACGGCGCGCCAGGAGCGCCAGAAATGATGTACGCCAGCGCGCAGGATATGCGGGACAGATACGAAAATCTTGATGATCTCTTGAGGCTGCCGGGAACGGACGACCTCAACGAGAAGAAGTTGTCGCAGGCGCTGAATGATGCCGGCGCGCTGGCTGACAGCTATCTGTCGGCGAAATATACCCTGCCGCTGGCCGTTGTGCCGCAGGTGCTGGTACAGCACTGTTGCGCCGTTGCCTTTTATTACCTGTGCGACCAGCAGCCTTCCGATCAGGCGCGCGATCGTTACCGCGAGGCGCTCACCTGGCTGCGGGAGGTGAAGAACGGCAGTATTCCGATTGGCGTGGACGAAGCCGGCAGCGCGCCAGAGTCTGACGACCTGCCGCAGATGCAGGCTGAAGCGCCGGTATTCGGGCGCAACCAGAAGGGGTTCATATGATTGCCGATACCGAAAAGGCTTATCTGGATCGTATTCGTTCCCTCTTTGGCAACCGCCTTAAAAAGGTGGACACGCATCCGGGCGACTGGAGCGAAGCTACCCTGAAAAAGCTGATGCTGCTGCCGCCTTCTGTGTATGTGGCGTGGCTGGGCGCCGGAGAACCGCGCACGCGTAACCGCATGGTGAGCCACTGGGTGTTCTACGTGGTCGGCAGCATGTTAAACGGCCGCGAGACAAACCGTATCGGGATGTATCAGATGGTGGCGGTTCTGCTGGCGGGTATGACGGGTTTTAAAGCGGGAACGGCCTCGCCGCTGGCGTTTGCCAGGGCGGATAACCTGGCTTCCGTGATTCAGAGTTCTGCCGGTGTGGTGCTGTACGCACTGCATTTTACCTGTGAAGAAATCATCGACCCGCTGACCGATATCAGCACGCTCGCTGACTTTCTTCGTCATTACGAGACGTTCGGCGAACCTGACGGCACACCCGCGTTTGAGGCGCATATCGACCTGCCGGGGTATGGGGAGGAGCGTCATGGGTAAATTGATGTTGTTTATCGCTGGCTGCCTGGCAATTGCCGGTAACGTGGCGTGGCCGTGGTTCCTGTTAATCGGAGTGATTTTGTTATGAAAACCTTCTTTATTAAACCTGCGCCGGGACGCATGGTTCGCGACCCTGACACGCTGGAATTTTTAAAGCCTGGCGGTGAGGAGAAACCCTTCACCCCGTACTGGTGCCGCCGGCTGGATGACGGCGATGTGCTCGAACTCAATCCGAATGAGGCGCAGCCAGCCGTGACCGCCGGAAAAGCGAAAGTGACTGACGCTAACGCTGACGCCGTGGAGAAAAAAGCATGATTGGTTTTAACGAGATCCAGAACGACAACCGTATTCCACTGGCGCAGATTGAGTTTGACAACTCAATGGCGGTGGTGGGAACACCCGCACAACACCAGACGGTACTGATGTTCGGTCAGGCAAACCTGAAAGGTGACAAGGTTGACGGGGCCGGGCAGCTCGATACGCCGGTACGTATCACCCGCGATTCGCAGGCCAGCAGCCTGTTTGGTCGTGGCTCAATGCTGGCCTGGATGGTCAAAGAGTTTATCGCCATTAACCCGGATACCGAGCTGTACGTGATTGCTCAGGGAGCCGGGACCGGTAAAGCTGACGCCGGCAGTCTGACACTGAGTGGCACGGCCACCGGTGACGGTGTGCTCAGGGTCTACGTTGGCGGGCGTCGTTACCAGGTGGCAGTCACCAGCGGCCAGCAGGGTAAGGCACTGGCTGACAAACTGGCCGCGCTGATTAATGCCGATCGCGATGCGCCCTTTACGGCGGCGTCTGCGGCTCCCGCCGGCGCTGATGTGGACGCTACAAGCAGCGTGGTATCGATGACCTCCCGATTTATCGGTGAGTGCTCCGCTCACGATATCCGCCTGAACTATTACGACGGTGAAACCACGCCGGACGGTCTGACGGTGGTGATTGCGCCGCCGGCGGCAAAAGCCGCTAACCCGGATATCACCCGCAGTGTCGCGAATATGGGCGAACGTCAGTACAACTATGTGGTGATGCCGTATAAGGACCAGGCTAACCTCAACATCCTCAGCGCCGAACTGCTTAAACGCTGGGGGCCGGTGAAAATGTCCGACGGCGCGGTATGGATGGCGCATACCGGCACGCAGGGCGAAATCACCGCGTTCGGTGAGTCCCGCAACGATTTCTTGTTTACCTGCAGCGCCGTTCCCAAAGCGCCCGAACCGGATTACATCTGGGCGGCGTCCATCTGTGCGACCTGCGCGCCGTCGCTGTCCATCGACCCGGCCCGGCCGCTCCAGACGCTGGCGGTGTCGTCACGCATGGCTCCTCAGCTTGCTGACCGCCTGACCCGCGAGGAGCGTAACCTGCTGCTGCACGGCGGCATTGCGACCGTCACCGTAGCGGCTGGCGACGTGGTGCAGATTGAGCGCCAGGTGACGATGTACCGTGTCAATAGATACGGTGACGTTGATCCGAGCTATCTCGATATCGAAACCATCTACACGCTGGCGTACCTGCGTTACTCCCTGCGCACCTTCGTCACACAGCGATTCCCGCGCCACAAACTGGCTGATGACGATACGCCTGTGGCACCGGGACAGCCCATTGTGACGCCCAAAATCATGTCGCTGCAGCTTATTGCGCTCGGTGAGGAATGGGTTGATCAGGGATTAGTCGAGAACCTGGACACGTTCAAAAAGAATCTGCTGGTAGAGCGTAATACCAGCGATCGTAATCGTCTTGATGTGCTGTGTACGCCTGACCTGGTTAACCAGTTCCGGTTCTTCGCCGCACAGCTTCGTTTCATTCTGTGAGGTAGACAATGGCAGGAAATCAGTATCAGGGCGTGGCGACCATTCGCGTGAACGGCAGCGAGTACGCCACGCTGGACGGAGCGACTTTTACCCCGTCCGGTCATGAACGCGAGGTGGTTAAAGGGGCCGGGGTTTACGGTTATCGCCAGAAACCCAAAGAGGCCACGCTGGAGTGTAAGTTCCCGGCGGGCGGTGATGATTCTCCCGGCACCAGTGATATCAATACCTGGACAAGCGTCACTATTGAGGTGGTAACCGATGTGGGCGAGGTCCATATGATGACAAAGGCGTGGAGTTCAGAGCCTGCGTCCCTGACCGGTAACGGCGAGATCTCCGCAAAGTTTGCCTGCGCCAAAAGTACCCGCGTGCAGTAAGGAGTAAGACATGACCGCAAAGACACGAAAAACACCCCCGAAGAAAGATGCCGGCGAGAACGATCAGGCGGTACTGAATGCCATTCAGCAGGCGCTGGACGGTGATGACCCGCGCACGGCGGGACTGACGGAACAGTTACAGAAAGGCTACGTAGACCTGCTCGATGGCCTGCCGTTCGGCGAGGGGCGCGAGTACCGCGTCACCTTCCGCGAACTGTCGGCGAAAGACTCTATTGATGCGGAAACCGAAGCGGAACGCTACATCGAGACCCGTAATGGTCCGGTGCTGATTGCCTCCCCGTCATTGCGCGGCGTGGCGCTGCTGCGCCGCCAGATTGCCGCCGTGGGCGAAATCGAAGGACCGCTCTCGCTGCTGCAAATCGGGCAACTGAGCGAGCGTGACCTGTCCCGTCTGATGGTGGCGGTTAACCTGCGCGATACGGCGCTGGCCGGAAAGCTGGCAGGTGACAAGGGGCGACTGGGCGCGGTGCCGGAATGAGTTAGAGGAAGCAGCGATCGTGCTGGGAATGGTCACTAAAGGCGGCCCGCAGTGGGCACTTGGCCTTCCCTTATCGCAGCTTTACCGGCACTGCAGACAGGCAGAAAAAATCATTAAACGACAGAACGCATAACCGCCGATGAAGAACCTGAAAGCCTCGTTGATTGTCGATTTACTCGGCAATATCTCCACCAAATCCCGCCAGTGGTCGCAGGACCTGGGAGTGTTTTCGCACGCCGGTCAGCGCGGTCTCGGCGGTGTGGGGACAGCGGTGCGTCGTCTCGGTGGTGAAGCGGAAGTCACCAGTTCCCGTATGCGCCAGGCGTTCAGGGGAATGCGCGGCGGCATTCATGCGGTCTCGGCGGACATGGACCGCCTGAAGCTGAGTGCGGAAGGTGTTTTTAGTTCGCTTACCCGCCTGTACGGTCTGATTACAGGTGGCGCGCTGGTTTACGGGTTCAAGCGGTTGTTTCTCGATCCCGCGTCCCATATGGAGAATTTTAAAACCCGCATCACCTCGCTTAACCACGGTGACGCGACCGCCACGGACAGCACCATTAAGTGGGCCAGACAGAACACCCAGGAAGCGCCCTGGAGTATGAGCCAGATCCTGGAAGAGTACGCGGTCACGCGCGGTTACGGGATGAGTGACGCCGAGTCCCGTAAGTACGTCCATATGCTGGAAGACCAGGCCGGTCGTCACGGCTGGAACAAGCAGATGATCGAAGGCGCGTCCCTGCAACTGCGCGAGATGTATTCCCGCGGCAAAATTCAGGGACAGGATGCCAACCAGCTTGCCGGTTACGGTATTAACGTTTATCAGGTGCTGGCTGAAAGGCTCCACACTAAACCTGGCGTGATTCGCGATCTGGGCGAAAAAGGCAAACTGGGGCCGGACACTATCCGGTTATTCTTCCAGATATTGCAGGAACAGTCTAAGGGCGCGGCCAAGATAGCATCCGGCACCTGGACGGGTATGGTCATGCGTATGCAGTCGGACTGGGAACAGTTCGCTCAGAGTGTCATGGACACCGGCCCGTTCAAGTTCCTGGAAACCCAGATGAACGGCATTCTCGATACGGTTGCCGACATGCAGAAATCCGGTCAGTTTGACGGGCTGGCGAAGGATGTTGGCGAGGGAATGCTGACGGCGTTCCTGTCTGCAAAGGATGCCGTGACCTGGCTTGTTGAAAAAATCAAAGCCGCACGCCAGGCGTTAAAACAACTGCGTGACGACGGCTACGGTAAAACCCTGGACAATATCGCCAGCGGTGCAAAAAACCTCGCCAAATACCTTCTGCTGGTCTATGCCGCCCGTACTGCCCTGCGTTTTGGTCGTGCGGTCGGTCTGGGCGCGTTACGGCTGGCGGCTACTCCCGTTCGCTACGGTCTCGCCACTGTTGGCGCTGTCACATCCCCTTTCCGCAAACGCCAGCCTGTCATTCCCGGCGCTGCGCCCGGACGTGGCGGGCGCTTCATGAATTTCCTCTCAGGTGTCAATCCTGCGGCCGTGCAGCCGGTATTTGTGACGAACTGGCCGGCGGGTGCGCTGGCCGGTGGCGGGGGCAATGGCGGTAATACCCTGATTGAGGAAGGCGGCGGTAAAAAACGCCGCAGCGGGCGCACCAAAAAAGGCCCCGGCAAGGGGCGCGGTGTTTCAACGGTGGTTACCGCCGGCGAAGAGCTGGCCGAAAGCGCCGCCAAAAAAGGTCTTTTCGGGCGTATGGCGTCCCGTGTCGGCGGCTGGTTCGGCAAAATCCCCGGCCTCAGTAAGGCTGGCGGTCTGCTTTCTGCTGCCGGCAGCAAGCTGGGACTGGGTAAGGTGGCGGGCTGGCTCGGTAAGGGCGGGAAACTTCTGGGGCGTTTTGGTGGCGGTGCGTTTGGTGCTGCGCTGCTGGCGGCTCCCACACTGCTTGACAGTCAGGCGACGACCCATGACAAGGGCGCCGCCGTGGGTTCCGGGGTTGGGGCTGTTGTCGGTGGTGCGCTGGGGACGTTCGCAGGTCCGGTCGGGACTGTGATTGGTTCAACTGTGGGCAGCTATCTCGGCGATTACCTGGGTGGCTGGCTCACAGACGCGTATCAGAAAATCACCGGCGGGAATGATAACGGCAGCGGACAGGCCATTCAGAAAGCGAGCGCCCGTGTGGAACTGGTTGCGCCGGAAGGCTGGCAGGCCCGCAGTATTGATATTGATGACTCCGATCCGTTCGGTCTTGATATGAATTTCTACAGCGGAGGCAACTATGTCCCTTACGGGTAAAGGCAGCTTCCGTAACGTTCCCTTCCTTGTCTATAAGGAACAACGGGAGCGCGGTGGTCGTAATATCGTTAAGCGTGAGTACCCGCTGCGCGAATCCGGCGGCGCGGATGACCTCGGCCCTAAGCTGCCGGCGTTCACCTTTACGGTGATTGTTGAGGGAGACGACGCGCAGGCACAGCGTAAGGCGCTGCGTGACGCGCTGTATGCTCCCGGTCCGGGCGAGCTGGTTCATCCCGATTATGGCGCTTTGAGTGTTCTTATAGACAACTTTGAAAGCCGTTATAACGTGTCTGAACAGCGCGTGGTTGAGTTCACCATCAACGCCACCCCGCAGGCGAACGACACGGCCCCGGATGCGAAAAAAGACACCGCCAGCGCGCTGGCCGCCAGTGCCGGCGGCGGGCTTAACAGCGTATTCAATACCCTTGCAGATGGCTGGGCGGTGGTATCTGACAATCTTCACGATCTGCAGGCGATGGCCGATACGGTCAGTGAAAAAATTGACGCGCTGCAGAACACGGTCAGCAGCGTCGGGATCATGCAGGATATCAGCGCCTTTGCTGCCTCATTTACTGCCATGAAGGGCAATATTACCTCACTGATTACCAGCCCGTTACGCATGGCACAACAGTTTGCCGGGGTGTTCAGCGGCCTGATTGCGCTGCCCTCGATGCCGGCAATGTCCCTGCTCAAAAGACGCCACAAATCCGCCCGTGCCGGGCGTCCGGCCTCACCAGTCACCCCCGGCACGCTGGCGGTCACGCTTGTGCCGACTTCCCCTTCCGGGAGTTTTGATTTGCCGGATACGGCCGTCAGAATCCAGGGGGGGACGCAGTTATACCATGCGCTTTCCACGCTGCATGACGCGCTGGTTATCCAGGACGGCCAGCGCAGCCTGAATGGTCTGACACCGGCAGCACAGGCGAATATCCGTCTGTTGCAGTCGGTGCTGAAAAGTGCCGTTGTACTCGCTCAGATACAGACGGCGGGCAGCCTGCTGACCCTCACCGTCAGTCAGTCCGGCGCGCCGGCAAAAGCGGGCGTCGGCACTACAGCCACATCTGCGGTTACGGTCCCGCTTCTTGAGAGCGCGGCGGATGTGCAGACGGTCAGTCGTTCGCTTGGTAATGCGCTGGATGCACAGGTGCTGGAATTCTCCGGTCAGGGTTATCCCCGCACGGCGCTCTCGCTGCGTGAAGCCCGCCTGGCGCTGGTTGAGGATTTAACCACGCGCGGGGTGCAGTTGCCGGGGATGTCATCGGTGACGGTTCGCACGACGGAGCCGGCCCTGGTGACGCTGTACCGGGCCACCGGTGACAGCGTGCAGTGGCAGCGCTTTGTCCGCCGCAACGGCATTGTCAATCCGCTGTTTGTGCCGGGGGGTGATGTGGTGGAGGTGATTAGTGAGCCGCGTTGAGTTGTTTATCGGGGGCAGTATCTTCTCCGGCTGGGTGAGCGTCAGCATCCGCCGTTCGCTGGAGCATCTGGCCGGCTCCTTTGAGCTGGAGTTAATGATACCCGGTCAGCCCGTCCCGGACAGTATCACCCCGGGGCTGCCGCTGAAATTACAGATTAACGGTGTGACGGTCATTACCGGTTATCTCGATACCGTGAAGCACAAAATTACCGCCACCAGTAACAAAATCACCATTGCCGGCCGCGACAAAACCGGCGATTTGGTGGACTGTTCTGCCGTCTTTAAGGGCAGCCAGTGGCACAACCGCACGCTGGAGCAGATTGCCTGCGACCTGTGTAAACCCTTTGGTATCCGGGTTATCTGGCAGGTCAGTGACGCCACGGCCGCAAGGCCGTTTGCCACCTTTACCCTGCAACTGTCCGAAACGGTCAGCGATGCGCTGACCCGCGCCGCCCGTCACCGTGGCGTACTGGTCACCAGTAATGCCGATGGCGACCTGGTGTTTACCCAGGCGGGCAACCGACAGACCGACACGCTGGAGCTGGGTAAAAACCTGCTGGACGCGGATTTTACTGATGACTGGCGCAACCGCTACAGCGAATACCAGGTGAAAGGTCATGGCGGCGGCGGTGGTCACAAAGGCGAGGCAAAAGCGGCGGCGTTGCTGGCGGCGCCCAAAGGTACGACGGATGATAAGACTATCACTCGTTACCGCCCGAAAGTGATCCTCGCCGATCACAAAATTACCGCAGACGGGGCCCGCCAGCGAGCCATACGGGAAGAACGGCGCGCCATTGCGCGTTCTGAGCGCTTTATCGCCACGGCCAAGGGGTGGTTTCGGGACGGCGGCGCGCTGTGGGATGTGAACCTGCTGACCCGCGTTATTGCCCCCCGCGTGAACGTGGACACGCGCGACCTGCTGATTTGTCAGGTGGAATTTACGCTCAATGCGAAGGAAGGTGAAGTGACCCGCCTGACGCTTGCCCCGCGTGACGGCTTTATTGTGCCAGCAGAACCTGACAGCAGCGGTACTGGTGGCGAAGGGGGCGGCGTGGACGCCTGGATCTTACAGCAGATGAAAAAACAGGGAATTAAATTCGATGATGAATGATGACATCCTGCAGCGGATGCTTGCTCCCCTGATGCGTGGCGTTCGCCTGCTGTTCGGGCGTGGCGTGCTGACCGGCACGAACGACGGGCTGAAGATGCAGAACGCGCAGATGACCTCGCTCGACGGTGAGACGTTTGACGACGTGGAGCGCCCGCAGCAGTACGGACAAATCAGCGTCCCGCTGCCGGGGGCGGAGACCTTTTTTGGCTGCCTGATGGGCGACAGGGATCAGGCTGTTATCCTGGTGGTTGAAGATAAACGTTACCGCCCGACAGGACTTCCCGACGGCGACAGCGGTATTTACCACTACGAAGGCCACCGCCTGCGCCTGACAAAAGACGGTCGCGCCATTCTGACGTGTAAAACGCTGGAGGTGTATGCCGACGATCACATCCTGTTTGACAGTCCTGAGGGCACCTTCACTGGCAACCTGACGGTGCAGAAGAACCTGACTGTACAACAGAACACCCATATTCAGGGCAATCTGGCCCTGGACGGCACCGGGAACGCCAAAGGCCATTTCACCATGTCGGATGCGACCATTGCCGGTGTGACCTACAGTGGCCACATCCATCACGAGAACGGTCGTGGCGGCAATACGGGAGGTCCGCAAAATGGCTGATATTGCGATTGTCTGGCGTAACGGTCGCGGCAACCTGGTGCTGAACGGCCCCGACCTGCTGACGGATAACAGTATTGAAACCGCCGTCATTATCTCGCTCTTTACCGACCGTCGCGCGCAACCGTCTGACCCGATACCGGACGGCACCACCGACCGGCGCGGATGGTGGGCAGACAGTTTTCGCCCGCGTCCCATCGGCTCGCGCCTGTGGCTGCTGAACCGCGAAAAGACGGTGCCAGCCGTTGTGGAAAGGACGGCGGCCTATGCCGATGAGGCACTTGCCTGGATGAAGCTGGCTGGACTGGTGAGGTCGGTCACCTGTACGGCCGCACGCGTGGGCCGTGACCGCCTGCAGCTTTCAGTATCACTTGTTATGCCTGACGGCGCACGTCGCCCGATGGCTTTTGAAGCGGATTTAAAGGGGTTTTAAATGCCGTATCAACCCACACCCTTAGCACAACTGATTAACCAGACACAGCAGGATATCAGCCAACGACTGGAAGGCACCCTGCCGGGACTGGATGAAACCACGCTACATGCCATTGGTTATGCACAAGCGGGGCTGTCCGCCCAGGAGCATGAGCATCTGGCCTGGATTGCGCGCCAGATAATCCCGTCCGACGCTGACGAGGCTGAACTACTGAAACACTGCGCCTGGTGGGGGGTTGTCCGTAAACCCGCCTCGCGTGCCGATGGTCCGGTACAACTGACGCTGACTGACACTGCGACAGCGGAGACCGGCGCAGAACTGCAACGCAGCGACGGCACCCTGTACCGTATCACCGAATCCACAAGCGGCGGAGCCGGGACGCTGACGGTCAGTCTGGTGGCGGTTGAACCAGGTGCGGCCGGTAATGCGCCAGCGGGTACATTGCTGACGTTTATCACCCCGCAGGCCGGGATTGTGCAGGCGGCCACTGTCACAGGTTCAGGTATTACCGGTGGCGCGGATGTGGAGTCCCTGTCTGAGTTGCTTTCCCGTCTTGAATTTCGCGTACAGTACCCGCCGTCAGGCGGCACAAAGTACGATTTTGAACGCTGGGCGCGCGAAGTACCGGGCGTTACCCGTTCGTGGTGTCTGCCGGAATGGCCGCAGGCGGGCAGTCTGGGTGTGACATTTGTGATGGATAATAACCCCGATATTTTCCCCGGCGAGGGGGATGTGGCTCGCGTGGCAGAGTACATCAAATCCCACCCTGACCCGGCGACGGGTCAGCCGGTCGGTCAGGCATTGGGGCCGGTGGTGAAGGTGTTTAAACTCACTAATCACCCTGTCGCGTTTCAGATAAAGATTGCGCCGAACACACCAGAGAACCAGCAGGCCGTGAGACAGGCGCTCACCGACCTGCTTTATAACGAAGCCAGACCGGGCGGTATTATCCTGCCGTCGGCGTTCTGGCGGGCGGTTGCCGGTGTGAAGATGCTGGATGATTTTGAACTGCATTCCCCGCTGGCGTCTGTCAGCGCCGGCGCGACGGAGCTGCTTACCGTGGGGAGTATTGCATGGCTGTGATCCTCAGTCCACACCAGCGCGCACTGCTCCAGTTGCTCCCTGACGGGCTGGCGTGGAATAAAGCGCCGGATTCCGTGCTGGCAAACCTGTGTCTTGGTCTGAGTCAGTCCACGGCTCGTGTGGACTGGACGGGACAACAACTGCTCGATGAGCGTTTCCCGGACAGGTCGCACCTGCTGCTGGGTGACTGGGAGCGATTTCTTGGCCTGCCTGAATGCGATATGACCGGCGCCAGCCTGCAGGAACGACAAAGCTATGCCGGTAACAAGTACCGAATGAAGCCCTCAATTAACCGTGAGTTTTATATCCAACTGGCGGCGGGATTCGGGTTTGATATCGATATCCAGCCCGCACCGGAATCGCAGTGGATAAGCATTATTAATGTCAGAACCACCATTGGCTACCGGCATATGAATGTGCTCGACAACATTCTCACACCGTTGCGTATTTACGACGCCAGCGCCCTTGAGTGCATTCTGAACCGTTATAAACCAGCGTGGCAGACGTTTCGTTACGTCTACGAAAGCAGCCAGTCGCACGATAAGTAAGAGGTCACTATGTATTACATTGACAACAACTCCGGTTCACCCACCATGCCGGCCTTATCGCCGGCGCAAAGTAATACGCCTACCTGGTTTACCGAAGGCGATAAAAATAAAGGTATAAGCTGGATTGGTCAGGACTGGCTGAATATCCTGCAGGCGGAATTGCTGAATATTCTGAGCGAAGCCGGAATAAAGCCCGATAAAGGAAAATTAAACCAGCTCACCCTGTCCATTAAAGCCATTATTACGGCAAACGCCTACACGCAGACTAATAACCTGAAAGAAATTTTCGATGCCGGCATTGCGGCTCAGGTTGCGGCGCGAAGTCATCTGGGGCTGGGAAAACTTGCCACCAAAGACAGTCTCGGTCCGGCAGATGTCAATGCCCTGGCAAAAGACCAGAACCTTGCTGATGTACCTGACAAAGCTAAAGCTCGCACAGCTCTCCAGCTCGGCAACAGCGCCACCCGTAACGTCGGCACAACGGCAAACACCGTGGCCGCAGGCGACGACGCCCGCATCATCGCCACCAAAAAAGCCATCGACGACACACAGACCGGCCTTGCGATACAGGGCGTTATGTGGGTAGCCTCAGCCGATGACCTGAGCAATCTCCCGGCAGGCGCTCGCCGGTTCGCTAAAAACAATGCAGGCGTCACCGTTCTGCCAGCAGCGGGTTATTTTTTCCTGGAAGTTCTGGCGAAACGTGATGTGGCGAACGGCAGTTGTATTCTGGCGACAAGTGACAAAAGAGACGTCTGGATCGGCCTGCGCTATACCGTTCCTGCCGACGCGAATTTCACCTGGATACAGTTAAACCAGAATGTAGAAAACCTCGGTTTAACGGAAGCGGTAAAACGGGCCTTAAACGCCGTCCAGAAAAGCGGCGATACGATGACAGGCAGCCTGATGGTGATCGGCAATCTGACACTCCAGAGCGATGCCCGCATGCATTTCACCATTCGGAATGCAGACGGTTCGTCCCGTACCTACATCTACAAAGACAAAGGCGGTGACGGTGTACATATCAATAACGGCGTGGATGGCGGAGGCGACTTCGTTTTCAACAAAAACGGCGAATTTTATTCCCCGTCCGCCATCCATGCAGGCAGTACGACCTACCAGAATGACGGCAACATCAACGGCACTGCCTGGGGTGGCTATATCAGTACCTGGCTTAATGATCGCTTTGTCGCTCGCGACAATAACATCAACACCCGCGCAACATGGGATTGGGTTAATCAGAGCTTTATTACCAATGTGAGATATTCAGCGGAAAGGCAGGTGGGTGCAATCGGTGTCAGGTCATATCACAAAAATACAGTATTAACGGGATTTGATAACCACGATGCTGATTATTCTGCTGAATCACTTTTCTGGAGCGAAATCCAGATTTACAAAAATGGTCAGTGGTTAGTCATTGGACGTTAACCGGGTTAAATAAAAAGGAGTAAGTTAGACTTACTCCTTTTTATTCTTTGCTGTTCCGGCTTATTCAGCCCAGCCTACGGAATAATTCAGAATATCGTTAACCCGGCTTAGTTCTTCAACTTCTTTTTTCATTTCGCGCTGGCGTTCGTGAATTTTCCAGCCCTGCATGACCATTGCGACATTCATGTTTTCATTAATCGAAACCAGGTCGTCAGGCGTGACGACAACATCGTTATTATCGGCGTCAGTCCAGTAAAAACCGGCTGGCAGATTCGCGGTACGGGTCAGTTGCAGAATGGACGACAAACGCTCCTGAGAGGCTTTGCTGGCGTCCCATTTGTGGCCGTTCCACTCAAAAACAGCGCTGCCGTCTTCCTGCCTGTCGCGCCAGCGGTTGATTTCGTCACGCTTCACGCGACGGGCCTTTTCCATCGTCATCAGGTCGATAACGTTCTCACCATCAAAGCCCCAGCGACCGCTGATATCAGCGCGACGATTGGCGGTAGTGTCGGGAACCTCGGCCACACTCAGACCAACCGGCCACAGCGCTGATACGTCACGCGAAATACTGCGAATAACGCCATCGCTGTCATAGGAGAATTTAATAGTGTCAGCCGCAAACTGCTTTTGCGATTCGTACCATTCCTGACCATCCTCAGAAAATAAAAACAGCACCCGGTGCTTATTGGCAAGTTCCAGTTGCTCAGGTGTTTTAGGGTCGCCTGGCGTAAAATTTTTAATATTGACCATGATTTATTACCCTGGTTAAGTTGTGTTTGGCTGTCATTATAAATGATATTCGCAAGTAATGTATGGTGTTTAACCCTTTATTGTCATTACAGCTCCATTGACTCTTTTCTGAATGGGTTTGTAATAAACCCCGCCAATATTATCAGCGGAGTGAGAGCCGGTATCCTGAACAATTATACCCGTAAGCATACAGCCAGCCGGGGTTTTAAACGTCCAGGATACAACGTTACTTATCGGGCAATAAACACCTTCCTGCCCAAGAGTAATGTCAGAAACAAAGTTCTGACTAACCCAGTCCCATGTTGCGCGGATGTTGATGTTGTTGTCGCGTGCGGTGAGTTGTTCGGCGATGGAATCCCACAACCATGCACCGTTAGCATTCCATCGAGTCCCATAGATATTACCGTCGGTAGCTACCGTTGATGCTCCGGCGTGTAAATATCCGGGTGAATAGAAGCCGCCGTCTTTATGAAAAACAAACTCACCGCCGCCATCCACGCCGTTATTAAGGCGAACACCATCACCGCCTTTGTCTTTGTAAAGCCACATGCGGGCATTGCCATCCTCATTCGCAATGGCGAAATGCACGCGGGCATCATTTTTAAGGAATAGGCTTCCGGTCATCGTATCGCCGTTTTTCTGGACGGCGTTTAAGGCCCGGTTTACCGCTTCCGTTAAACCGACGTTAATTGAGTCTTACTGCCAGTCAATATTGCGCCATCCATTGATATACATTTGTAGAGGACGGCGAGTGACATTATCAATCAGGTTGTCAGTATTACCGTTTATAACTCCTGTAATAACGTAAGGTGGTGTGTCGTTATAACCATACGCTCGCCATACCTGGGCGCTTTCAACACTTCCCAGCCTGAAGCCCGAAAGGAAGTTCTGGCGAACCCAATCGACAGTAGCGCGGGCATTGATGTTGTTGTCACGAGTGGCAAACTGACCATATAGCCAGTGACTCAGCCACTCACCCCATAATGAGCCTCTAATATCCCCGTCACTGTTTACATGAAGGGCGCGATTTACCGTATCCGTTAAACCGACGTTTCCCCTGATACCCTATAGCGATAAAAATGCCAGTTACCCAACCTCACAACCGATTAAACGAGGCCCGTAAATGGCAAAAATTGGCTATATCCGCGTGTCAACAAATGAGCAGAACACCGATTTACAGCGTAATGCCCTCATTAGCGCAGAATGTGAACAGATTTTCGATGATAAAATGAGCGGCACAAAGGCCAATAGACCAGGCTTAAAACGCGCTTTAAAGGCCCTTAAAACAGGCGATACACTCGTCGTCTGGAAACTCGACAGATTAGGTCGTAGCGTTAAAAATCTCGTTGGCCTCATCTCAGAACTGCACGAGCGCAAAATCCACTTTCAAAGCCTGACCGACAGCATCGACACCAGTACCCCGATGGGCAGGTTCTTCTTTCACGTCATGAGTGCCCTTGCTGAAATGGAGCGAGAACTTATTGTAGAGCGCACAAACGCCGGTCTTGCAGCCGCTCGCGCTCAGGGTCGTATTGGTGGCAGACGTCCGGCACTACAGCCCGGCCAGATAGCCCAGATAAACCGACTCGTTAAAAACGGCTATTCACGAAGACAACTGGCCATTATTTATAATGTCTCATTATCTACGATATATAAATTCAGTCCGGTTAATTCCGTCACAGTCATTTCTGAGTTACCGTAAATACGCCTGTTTTTTATCCCCGATAAACTAAACAATTAGATATCTGTTAACGGAAAAGCACTGTGGCAATTATTAGCGGGATTATCACCACGGCTACCGGCGACCCCATCGCCGGGGCTATCATTACGCTTACGGCGTTGCAGACCACTCCCTTAATACTCAGGAGCGTCGCCACCCATATCACCACAACGCAGGGGAAGTACAGCTTTGTTGTAACTCCCGGTGTGTACAGCGTTCGCCTGACCCACGGCCGCCAGTCGGGTTACGAGTTGGGCTCCATCCACGTTTATGATGATTCCCCTGACGGCTCGCTGAACAGTTTCCTGAACGCGAAGAATACAGACACACGTCCTGAAGCGTTAAGGCAGTTTGAAGCGCTGGCACAACAGACGCAGGACAGTGCCAGTAAAGCCGCTCAGGTGCTGGAAGACGCCATTAACGCATCTATCAAGGGTGAAAAAGGAGATACGGGCGAACAGGGGCCGCAGGGCATTCCCGGTCCCATCGGCCCTGCTGGCCCCAAAGGTGATAAGGGCGATACTGGCCCACAAGGTATTCCTGGCCCCAAAGGGGATACAGGTCCGCGGGGTCTGAAAGGCGATACGGGGGCGACAGGTCCAAAGGGCGACACGGGCTTGCAGGGGCTGAAAGGAGATACCGGCACAATCGGCCCGCAGGGGCCGAAGGGAGACAAAGGTGATACCGGTGACGGTATCACTACTGTTAAAACGGATGGAGTTACCCTGAAAGGCGATGGCGTAACTACGCCACTGGCAATGAATATCTCTACATCAGGTTATCCAGGTGTGGGAGATTATGTCATTGCCTGGGATATGGGGAATCCTGATTATCAGTTTTTTGGGTACAAAGTCCCCGGCTCACAGTTAAGGCAGACCGCGCTTTCTTTTGGTGATAACGGTACAGCCTATGCCAGTAAACATACTTATCTTACCTTTATGGGAACATTCATTGGAACGGGGTATTTTTATACCAGTGATGTCGGCCTTTTTCGTCGAGTGGCATAAGGAAACTCCATATGAAAATAGTGACAGCAAAAAATGGATTTTATAATGAAGACGGCTCCATTAACTGTCTTGCTCATTTTGAAGGCTTTGATGATTTCATTCCGTTCACTTCCTCCCCTGACGACTCGGAAGCGCATGGTCGCCAGCTCTACGCCGACCTTAAAGCCGGGAAATACGGCCCCGTTACTCCCTTTACCGTGACACCAGAAATGATCCAGGCTGCGAAAGATGCCAAACGTGCTGAAATCAATAACTGGCGTGATACTCAGGAAAACGGCAGCATTATCTTCACGCTGAACGGCCATCGCTGGGACTGCGGTAAAGCCTCACAAACCCGCCTTGCGCCTGTAGTCGCTGTTGCCAAAACCGGTGTACTCCCGCCCGGCTTCTTCTGGACGGATGCCGATAACATCGATGTGCCGATGACCGCCGACGAACTCACCGCGCTGGAAGCAGCCATGCAGCAGAACATGGTATTGCAGGGCTTTAAAATCCACGAGCGCCAGCGGGTGATGAAAGAACAGGTGGATAATCTCACCGACTATAAGGCGATTCAGGGTTATGTTGCCGGCTGGACTGAGGGGAGTTAAAAAAAAAGAGCCTGTACGCTGGGCAGGCTCTAATTAATTTAAAAAGAAAGGAACCTTTTATTTCTTATGAGTCAGATTCCTTATTTCATAAGCAGCAGATAAAAAACCATGAGCCAATTCACAACTCCGGCAATTCTTGAAATGCTGGACCATTATTTATGGCGCGTATACGAGCCGTTTGAGTTCTACCTCAGCGACGACGACAGCGACGTGATAGAAGTGCCAGCAGGATTCGTTACCGACCTTGCCACGATACCGCGCATATTCTGGTCACTGATGCCGCCTGATGGCAAATACGCCAAAGCGGCGATAATCCACGATTACCTATATGACAACGCGCTACGCACTAAGCGGGAAGCAGACCTGATATTCCTGGATGGCATGACGGTGCTGGGTGTGCCGAAGTGGAAGTGTATGGTGATGTATTGGGCGGTACGGTTGTTTGGTCGTGGCATGTATGGAAGAGTTGAAAGCCAGGGAGGCCTGAATTGAGCAACGCCTTAAATTGGTTGTATGTATTAAATAAATCAAAACGATCGTTTTTATCGATCGATAAGTTATACTGACACCTCCAGTGGCAACACAGGAGGCAGCAATAAATGCCACATAACGTAAGATGCCGGCATTGCAATAAACTGCTCGCAAGAGCCAGTTTTGACTTCATTGAGGTCAAATGCCCGCGCTGTAAGACACTCAACATCGTCACCTCACCGAGCGCCATCGAGCACCCCACATACACAAGGAATCGCACCTGTGGGGAACAAACAACAACACCTTCCACCCGATAATCCTGTTACCTATGGTTCTGTATGCAGTGGCATAGAAGCCGCTACTGTCGCCTGGCATCCGCTCGGCTGGAAGCCCTCCTGGTTCAGTGAGATAGAGCCTTTCCCCTGCGCCGTTCTGGCGCATCACTGGCCGTCAGTCCCTAATCTGGGTGATATGACTCAAATTGCAGCACGCATCCAGTCAGGCAGTATTCCGGCTCCCGATATTCTTGTAGGTGGCACACCGTGCCAGGCATTCAGTTTATCGGGCAAACGCCAGGGGCTAAAAGACCCTCGCGGCCAGCTTACGCTCGCCTTTGTTCAACTGGCAGATCAGATTGATAAGACCCGTCAGGAGCTAGGCGAGCAACCCGCTATCATCGTATGGGAAAACGTTACAGGGGTATTAAACAGTCATGATAATGCATTCGGTTATTTTCTCGGTGCGCTGGCCGGCGAACGTCGCCCACTACAGCCAGCAGGGAAACGGTGGGCAAACACTGGTGCTGTGTCTGGACCATCGCGCACTGTCGTCTGGCGAACGCTCAACGCCGAATTTTTCGGAGTCCCCCAGTCACGTAAAAGAGTGTTTGTTATGGCAAGTGCTCGACCAGAATTTGACCCCGGAGCGATATTATTTGAGTTCCCGACTGTGCCGCCGCGCACTGAGAACTATTACGGAACACAGAAAAAATCCGCATCCAGTGCTCATTCAGGCATTGAAAGAGAATTCCGCCGATACTGTTTCGACGCCATCCCTGACACCGCCGGAACGTTGATTGCTGGTTATGATGGTTCAACCAATCAGGACATGCGAATGCGTGGCGGTCTGATAGTAGAGCAACACCCTCGACTGAGAGTCCGACGACTCACGCCAACGGAATGTGAAAGGCTACAGGGATTCCCAACAGGTTATACAGACATTCCGTGGCACAGTTCATCATCAAGACATCGATATAAAGCCATCGGAAACTCAATGCCGGTTCCTGTTATGAAATGGATTGGAGAGAGGATTCAAGAGGCTTTAAAAGAGGGTTAA